AATGACAGAGAAATACCTGTAAATTTACACCCTATTGAAGAAAGACAAGGTCATACATTGCATTATGTAAATGTAGATAAATTTGAAAATTCATTTAAAAAAGATGAAACTGGATATATTGGTAAAGGTGGAACTGAAAACGCTATTGGCAAAAGATACCAAGGTGTAGAAGAATTTTTAAAGACTGCACCATCAATGCGAGCAAGTGAAGTTCATGTTAGACCAAATGGAAGTGTTGTTTTTGGCGATGGTCGACACAGATTTGCTTATCTAAGAGACAAAGGATTAAAAGAAATACCAATGAGTTTTGATAAAGAATCAGTAATAAATGCAAAAAAGCATGGCTATATTAGTAACAAAAAGGCTAAATAATCGGAGGAAATATGCCAACAGTAACAGGAGCAACAGTAGCAGAATGGAAAATGAAAGAAATGGCTCGTAGAGCTGGGCAAAAGTATGAGTCTGAATCTACTAATCCATTTGCTAATTTAAGTAAAGATGAATTAAAAGCTCAAAAATCAATGCTAAAAGACGCTATTAAACAGATTAAAACAAAAATTGACAAATAATTTTTAAATCTTTATAACATAACCATCAGGAGCTTGAGAAATCATGGCCGATACAGAAGCAAGACTAGCATCAAGTGTAGTAACAAGTAGCAATGCAGCAGAATTCTATGCAGAAAGATTAGGTTTAGCTGACCAAGACGCAACTGAGGCTGATACATCATCAGAGCCAGCAGAAATCGAAAAGCAGAGTAAACCACAAGCAGAGGAAGAAGCTAAAGAAGCAGAAGCTGAGAAGCCGAAAGACAAGCTAAACAAACGATTTGAAAAAGTATCTAAAAGAGCTGAAGAAGCTGAAGCAAAAGCTAGAGAATATGAGAATCGTTTAAAAGAGTATGAAGCAAAGGTAACTGAACCAACTGTAAAGAAAGTTGTGGAAGGTAAACCTGATGCAAGCCAATTTAATGATGCTTTTGAATATGCAGAAGCATTAGCTGAATGGAGTGCTGAAAATGCTTTAAAGCAAAGAGATGAACAGGAAGCTGTACGCAAACAACAAGCAGAACAGGAAAAGATTGTTAAATCTTGGAATAAGAAACTTGATAAAGCTAAAGCCCAATATTCAGACTTTGATGATGTGGTGAAATCTGCTAATACGGTTGTTGGTAATGAGATTAGAGATAGCATTCTAGAAAGTGATGTAGGGCCACAAATCCTATATTTCTTAGCATCAGATGAGGAATTTGCTAAAAAACTGACAGAAATGTCAGTAATAAAAGCTCTTAGAGAAATTGGCAAGTTAGAAGCTAGGTTTGAACGTAAGGAAGAACCGAAAGTAGCAACTGCTCCTAGAAGTAAAGCACCTGAACCTATAAAGACGTTGAGTGGTGGTAAAGCTGGAGCTGATGTATTGATAGACACCAATGGTGAATTTCATGGTACATACGCACAATGGAAAGCTGCTCGATTGGCGAATAGGGTTAGATAAACCTAATTTTTTTGGAGAAATAAAATGGCAAATACGCTATTAACAATATCAAAAATCACCAATGAAGCTCTCATGGTGTTGGAGAACGAATTAACATTCACTTCAGAAGTAGACCGTAATTATGATGACCAATTTGCGGTAGTGGGAGCTAAAATCGGTGCAACCGTAAACGTACGCAGACCAGGTCGCTTTATTGGAACGACAGGCCCAGCTTTGAACGTAGAAGACTTAAACGAGACTTCAGTTCCTGTAACTTTAGGAACGCAATTCCACGTTGATACCCAATTTACCACCCAGGACTTAGCATTATCTTTGGATATGTTTAGCGACCGCATTCTGAAGCCGGCCGTAGCTGCCATAGCAAATAAGATAGACTTTGATGGAACTACAACAGCGGCATTAAACACAGCGAACATCGTAGGAACTGCTGGTACTCCTCCAACTGGTTTGTATACATACTTATCAGCACAGGCTTACCTTGATTCTGAAGGTGCTCCTCGTGATGGTAGACGTTCATGTATTGTTGAGCCGTTCACATCAGCAACTATCGTTGACTCTCTTAAAGGCTTATTTGTACCTACTGCTGAGATTTCTTCACAGTACACAAAAGGCTTAATGGGTCGTGATTCAGGTGGTATGAATTGGAAACTTGACCAAAATATTATTTCACAAACTTTTGGTAACTTTTCTTCATCAACAGTAACTGCATCAGTAGCTACAACAACTGCTACAGGTTTTTTAACATCAGGTTGGGCATCACAATCTACAATTACTTTGACTGCTGCTAATACAGGCACAATCAATTTAAATGCTGGTGATACATTTACAATCGCTGGTGTATATGCAGTTAACCCACAAAATCGTCAAGCCTATGGTACTAACAAACTCCGTTCATTCGTAGTTAAGAGTGCTGTATCTGTTGCTTCAGGTTCTAGCGTTTCTGTTACTGTTTCTCCTGCTGTTATTTCAGGTGGTCAATTCCAAAACGTATCTATTCCTAGCACTTCAGCTACTGCTGCTGTAACATTCTTTGCTTCACAATACAATGCAAGTGGTAACGGTGTAGTAAGTCCACAAAACATTGTTATGCATCGCAATGCTTTTACAATGGCAATGGCTGATTTGGAACTTCCTGAAGGAGTCCATTTCGCTGGTCGTGCTTCAGATAAAGAAATTGGTTTGTCAATGCGTGTTGTGCGTCAGTACACCATTAACAATGACTCCATTCCTACTCGTGTAGACGTTTTATACGGTTGGGCTCCTCTGTATCCTGAACTCGCTTGCCGAGTTGCAGCTTAATTTAACGGATAACGAAAGGTAACTATCATGTCTAATCCAGGACCAGCAGTAACAAGTTCAAGTCATCCATCAAATGTAACGTCTTCACAGACTTTGCGTGTGATTGCAACTTTAAAAAACGTCAACGCTAATGCTGTTGCTAACTACGCAATGCAAGTAAACAATAGTTCTGTATTTTTACCACAGAGCTTAATTGTTACTAACCTAAATAATGCTGGAGCTAACGTAACAGCAACAGGTTTAGCATTAGGTGTAGCTACAACTAGCGGTGGTTCTAGCTTGTACGGTGCAATAACAGCTTCTCAATTAAGCACCACAGTTGGTGTTTCTTTGGTAGCTCCAAGTGCATCTACAACTGCAACTACTGTTCAAAACCTTTATTTAAACGTAACAGCTGCATTAACTACTGCGGTAGCTGGTGCAACATTTGACGTTTATGTTTACGGTTACGACTTTAGCGTATCAAGCTAATATCAATGATGTAAAACAGGAAAAAGCCATGCTCAAAAGGTGTGGCTTTTTTTCTTTAATACCATATAATTGAAGTATCTTATTTAAAGGAAATAATCATGCCATCTACTACTATTTCTCGTGGAAATGTTCTCTCTCAAACTTATATTGCTCCATCTTTAACACCAGTTGCTGTTGCATCATATACTACAGCTGCTCAAACATTTAATATTGCTGGTTTACTAACTACTGACATTGTTCAATATGTAGGTTTACAAGGTAATCAAACAGCTGGAGTAACAGGTGGTGAATGTGACGTATTAACCAATGGTGTTTTAACTGTTGCATTTATAAATAGTACAGCAGCTTCTGTAACACCAACTTCAGGTTTGTATGTATTTTGTATAACACGTTGCGAAAATTTACCTTTACCAACAACTGCTGTTTAAGGATAAATCATGGCATATAACTCAGCGTTTTCACCTTTTGGTGCGACATATTTAGTTGGAACATCAGCCGTACAAGTTAAATCAAGTAATAACGTATATCCTTCAGGCTATCGTATTATGAATATAACTAGCGGTATTGTTCGTGTTGGATGGTCTCCACAAGAGCCTAATGACGCAACTGTTACACCTACAGCAACAACTCCTACAGCAGCTGGTATAGCAAACGTATTATCCATACCAGCTAATGGTGTTGGTGTATTTAGTGGTATTCCACCTAATGCTTGGTTTATTACTAATACAGCTTCAAGTGTAGAAATTACTCCAGGCGAAGGCATTAATTAAATTAAGGAATTGGTATGACAACACCAAATTCTACGGTAGACCAAAATCTACTACCTGTACAAGCGTATTTTGATGTCTATGGTAATTTTCAAACTTTTATTGGACAGGGTAAACCGTTTTATGCAACGGTAAACCCATCCCAATCAGGTTTAAACATTATTAATAGCACTATTAATAGTACGACTATAGGTGCTATTACTCCATCAACAGGAGTATTTACTAATATAGCAACGACTACAGGCACAATTTCAACACAACCATCAGGTTCAACAGATATTGTTAATTTGCTTGCATTGCAATCTTATGCTGCTGGAATTAGTTGGAAAAACCCAGTTACTGCTGCTACAACGACAAACATTACGTTATCAGGTACTCAAACTGTTGACGGTGTAGCATTAGTTGCTGGAAATACAATATT